CTCGTGGAAGCGCTCATAGGGCACGACGGGGGCCAGAAGCCCGGCGAATTCCTCGTAGTGCTCCTGCAGCTTGGCGTAGGCGCGGGCCTTGCGCTCTTCCTCGGCCTGGTCGAGCTGCGCCTTGATATTGTCGGCGGCTTCGTCGATGATGGCCGTGATCTGCTTGCAGCGCTTCTCGAAGGCGTCGAGCGGCTTGCTGTACTCGCGCTTCACGGCCTTGCGGCGCTCGTCGATCTCCTTCTTGAGGCCGTTGAGGTAGCTGCGGTCGTGCTTGGCCTCTGCGATGTTCTCCTTCTTGGTGAGGTCGTAGGTCGCACCGTCGTAGGCCTCCACGGTCTTGCGCACGTGGGCTTCGAGGGCGTCGAAGTTGGCTTCGATGACGGACGGCTTGTAGGCCACGGTCAGGCTCGATGCGTCCTGCTCCTCGATGACCTCGGCCACAACGTTCTCGGCTTCGCTAGTCATCCCAGACCTCCCCGGTCTCGTCGTCGAAGTCCATGGCCTGCTGGGTGTCCTCGGCGGTCAGGATCACGTACTTGCCGTTCTTCCTCATCATGGGGAAGGCGTTCGCGTCCTCCATAAGTACCTCGAACTGCAAGGTGGCCGTGCCGCCCTTGATGGTGGCCTGCTTGAAGAAGGCGCGGATGCTCACTGCGGATGCCACGGCTAGTCCTCCTTCTTCACGCCGAAGATGATGCTCATGACGTGCTTGGCGGCCTGCTCGGCCTCTTTGCGGCGCGCCTGCTCCACAAGCTCTCGGTTGGTGTTCTCGTTGACGACCTGGTAGCCCTTGGCGCGCACGTCCTCGGGGTAGCCCTCAAGCGCGGCCTCGGCCAGGGCGATCATGGCCCACCAAGCGCCCGCGTCCTTCTCGTTGGCCTCGGCCTCGCCGCCCGCCACCATGAGGGCGCTCACGGCGATGCAGCTGGTGAGGTCGATAAGCGTCTCGATGTTGTCAGTGCGGCTCATGCCGTCGTTCACGTTGTTCTCGAAGTGCTTCATTTCTTCTCCTTCACGTACTCCTCGACGAAGTACTCGATGTAGATGCTGATAAACGGTTGCGTCCCGTGGCAGGGCCTTGGGCGTTTGTCCACGGTGCAGGTGATCACCTGCTGGTCGTCCTTGAAGGCAAGGCCGTTGAGCGAGTCGCAGACGAGCTTGCCCACGTTGTCCCAGTCGGGCTTTCCCATGTCGGAGCGCCCTTCCCAATACTTGGGGTTGCTCTTAGCGAGCGGTCGGTAGGTGGATATGCGCATCCTCACGGGGCCGTCGTGCCCGGCGAAGGTCTCGCCGTATTCGGCCCGCCACGCGTCGCGCACCTCCTTCTCGGCCTTCAGGGTCTTGGTGGGGGTGTAGGTGCGGCGGTTGCGGTAATCGGTGCGGGGGCGCTGCTTGCCCACGACCTCGCGAACCGGAACAACGACCCGCGCCGTCGCTGCCAGCGTTTGAACCCAGCTCATTCGCTGAAACCGTCCGACTGGCTGCGGTGCTTGTTGAAAGCGCCCTTCAGCTGCGGGTAGCGGGCCTCCATGATGCGGGCCAGGCTCGGGGCGATGCCGTTCTTGCAGGCCACGTGCAGCTCGTTGCGCACCATGTTCACCAGGTAGTTGACCGACACGTAGCCCTTGCGGTTGAGCCTCACGGCGTTCTCGACCATGAAGTTCCAGGCGCCGGGGTTGTCCTCGATCCACTTGCGGGCCTCTTGGAAGTCCTGCTCGCCTGCGGAGCCAAGGCCGAATATCTCAAGCTGGTTGCTCTGCGGCTTGGGGCTGTAGCGCTCGTCGTTACGCATGGATGACACCCGCCGTGGTCTCGTAGGCCTGCTGGGCGGTTGCCACCGCGCCGTCCATCGTGGGGATGATCCACGCCCACAGGACGATGAGGAAGATGAGCGTGGCGGCGAGGAAGCCCACCATGACGCCCGCCTTGAACTGAGAAGCGTCCTGCATCTCCTTCGCGGTGGGGCGGGGCTTGCGCTCGAATGGTATGATGGTCGAAGCATCGTTCTCGATGCGGTTCATGCGGGCGCTCGGAGTGTGGTAGCTGGGGGCGCTCGCTTTCTTTTTACTTTGCATTTCGTGCTCCTTTCTGATGTTTCCGCTGGTCATAGCACGTGTGGCTTTTGGTGTGCCTATTTCTGCTTTTTCTTGGCGCGGCTCTTTGCGCTGTAGTAGCGCTGTCGCTCCTGGTTGTTCCTCTTCTCCCTGATCGCCTCCTCTCGCATGGCGTTGGCCTGCTCGGCTAGGTCGGACATGTGAAGTTCCTTCGTGCACTCGATGCACCAGCCGTTGATTCGATTCAGGGGGCGGAACGTCCATCTGCCGCAGTTGGGGCACTGGCTGCGCTTGCGGAGCGAGAGTCCGCAGCGTTGCGCTTGCCACTTAACCGAGTCTTCCGAACGTCCCAGCGCCTTGGCTATCGCTTTAGCGCCTTCGCCCGCGTGCTCTTCGAGGTACTTGAGTTCACGTGTCGACCACTGCCTCATCGCGCCTGCTTCTCGCCTTTCTGCTCGCTTTCCCGGTACGCCTTGACCAGCACGTCGCACATGTGGTCGAATGCCAGCTCGCGCGGCGTTTTGGGCTTTTCTGCCTGCTGCTTGGTGGGCGTCTGCTGTTCGGCCATTTAGGCCACCGTCCTGTTCTCCGTAAGTCCAAGCAGGTAGTCTGCGGAGCAATGGAAAAGCTTCGTCATGGCTACGAGCTTCGAGCCGGGGATTTCACCGCCACTTTCGTAGCTAGCAACAGTGGCGCGGCTTTTGAGTCCGAGCTTCGTTGCCAAATCTTCTTGGCTAAGACCGATTCGAACTCGCTCGCTTGCGATCGGGTTCATATGTATGCACCTCCATTTCACTATTTGTGAACTTCACAATTAGTGAATATAGAAGAACTTCTGACCTTTTGCAAGTAAGGAATTCACTATTTGTAAATTTTTTTGTACAATGTGCCTATAGAAGCAAGGAGGGCACAGTGGGCACGCAATTCCGTCTCAAGGAAACAAGACTCAAGTATGGGAAGAAGCAGCCCGAAGTGGCCGCTGTTCTCGGTATAGGTGTTCCCGCTTACTCGATGATGGAAAGCGGGCAACGCGAAATCAATGGATCAAAGCTCATAAAGCTTGCAAGGTATTACGAATGCTCCGTTGACGAACTATTGGGTACGGGGCCTTGGGATACTGGCGAACGGAAGGAATAACACATGGGAATGTTCAACAAAAGCGCCGCTAAGAAGATGGCTAGCGATGCGGACGAGTTCATCGTGAGCGACGGGAAGGTTCACGCCCTCGTGTTCCAGGTCGCGGGCAAGGCCATGTATTCGACCGCCACGCAGCTTGAGGACAAGGTTACCGAGCGCATCGACGGAACGTTGTCGCGCATCCAGGACAAAGGTTGTCAAGTCGTCGATGTCAAGATGGCCGTCAGCGCCAACACGCGCGACAGCGACATGATGCTGTACTCGTTTACCGTCTTATATAGGTAAAGAAAAAAAGAAGCCCCACGGGGTCACAGCGTTGCAGCGCTACCCGTGGGGCTTTCCACAGAACCTCTGAAAGGAGGCCGTTTCATATTATGCCAAAAACAGCGGTGATATACGCCCGCTTTTCATGCAACAAGCAGCGCGAGGCCTCGATAGACGACCAGCTGCGCGTGTGCCGCGACTGGTGCAAACGCGAGGGCTATGCCATCGCCGCCGAGTACTGCGACTACGCCATATCGGGCCGCACCGACGACCGCCCCGAGTTCCAGCGCATGGTCGCGAACGCTGGCGAGAGCGACATAGTGCTTGTGTACATGATGGATCGCTTCAGCCGTGGGGAGTACGACGCGCCAATATACAAGCGCGAGCTTGCCCAGCACGGCGTGAAGCTCGTCTCGGCGCTTGAGCAGATACCCGATTCGCCCGAGGGCATCATATACGAGAAGCTGCTTGAGGGCCTTGCGGCGTGCGAGTCGAAGAAGACCGCGATCCGCACGAGGCGCGGCATGGAGGGCAACGCGCTCAAGTGCAAGACCAACGGTGTGCGCGTGTTCGGCTACGCCAGCAACGAGGCCGATGAGTACGTGATCAATGAGGACGAAGCAGCTTTCGTGCGCGAGGCGTTCAAGCGGCGCATAGCAAAGGAGACCACCAACTCGATAGCACGCGACTTCGCGGCACGCGGGGTCAAGACCTCGCAGGGAAACCCGTGCGGCTACTCGATGGTCGAGCGGATGGTGAAGAACCGGAAGTACACGGGGCGCTACGAGTGGGGCGGCGTTGTCAAAGAGGGCGGCATGCCCGCGATCATCGACGAGGTGACGTTCATGGAGGCACAGGGTATACGCGCGGCCAAGGAGCGCAGCGCGGAGAGCTGGGGCGACTTCGCCCTTTCCGGCAAGGCGATCTGCGCGGGCTGCGGGCGCAACCTGCAAGGCGTGAGCGGGCGCGGGCGCAAGAACGTGAAATACGAGTACTACCGCTGCCATGACGGATGCGTGAGGCCCGTGAGGCGCGAGGAGCTTGAGGGCGAGATCGTCAAGGCGCTGCGGGCGCTCCTGCAAGACCGCGAGGAGGCCTTGCGGATAGCCCGCATGGTAGCGGAAAGCTCGGACGGCGCGGAGGTGGCGGCGAGGCGCGAGCAGGCCGCCCAATCGCTCTCAGCAGCCGAGCGCGGCCTTAAGAACATCCTCAACGCCATCGAGCAGGGCATAATCGCTCCGGGCGCGAAGGAACGCATAGCGGAGCTTGAGCACCAGCGCGACCGCGCCAAGCTCGACCTAGAGGCGATCAGGGACGATCAGATAGACCCCGAGCGGCTGGCCGACTTCCTGCAATGTGGCTCGGCCTTGGACGACGCGACGCTGCTGAAGGCGTTCGTCTACCAGGTGAGCGTGAGCGACGAAGAGTGCATAGTGACACTGAACTACGATGTGGAAAGCAACGAACCCGCCAGACTTGACGTCCAACGGGTTCGTACAAAATGCAAATGGTGCCCCCAGCGGGATTCGAACCCGCGATATCCACCTTGAAAGGGTGGCGTCCTTGGCCGCTAGACGATGGGGACAGCGGGAAAGAGTATAGCAGACTTTTTTAGCCGTTCACATATCGTTGGCAAACTGAAAAACCACCACAAAGGTGCCCCTTGATTCTCATTTTCATTGCAACAGCCTCAGGACTCAGCGCAACGCGTTGCG